TGACACGACCACTAAGCAATATAGCGCACGACATCCGCCGAGACTGGCAGAAAGTTAACTACGCCGCTAAACCATACTTAGCAGCTATGGGAAGCATGAATGATATCAACGAGGCCTATCTGTATGACTCTGGAAAGTCTATTGTGCGTTATTTTTTAGCCAATGCCGGAACATGGCGCGGCCCGGTCGCACAGACAATTAAAGCTGAATTGAAGGGTATGTTATGATGTATTATGAGCTAATAGCAAACGCGAAAGGCATCTCTTTTGCTTCGTTCCAGGCAGAGGATTATGATGTGCTAGGCGATGAGGATTTTTTGCTTGCACTAAGTGATCGACAACCGGGAGAGGTGTTACACGGGTATGTTAACGACAGCGTGCTATCAATTATTGTTAAACAATACGGGGTAGTTTTATAATGTTATTTACTCAAGAGGCGCTGGTATCGCTTGTAAAAGAGCTGAATAAAGACGAACCAGATAACGGCTGGCAATACGAACAGTCGACAGCGAACCCGCGTAAAATAGCGGTGTGGGATGAAAACGATATATTCTTAGGGTATTTGGGAGAGTTTTAATGCGTGAATTAATAATTGACTTTGTTTGTATGTTGGGCACGTTTGCCCTATGCTTCTTAATGATTGGCTTATTTTTTATATAAAGGTGAATAAGATGACAACTAAAATTATCGATGTGGATCTGGTCAGAATGTTCAATTCAAGTTATGAGTTTTTAGCAAAAAGGGGCTTATATAAAGAAAACGACACTCACGCAGTGGTGATTGGTACTGGCACGGCTGAAATCACTATGCTGGACAGTGATGACAATGAGATTAACGCGCTGGAACGGCTGAAATCTGAAACAATAGCTCAGCAAAAGGCTGATCTTGCTATCATTCAACACAAGATAAACAAACTATTGAGGGTGGAATCATGAAATTAATAAAAGATATTGAAGTAAGGCTCTACTTTGAATGCATTCCCTGCATTGCGTATGTTAATGTCTATGGGGATGAAATCGACGATGTCACTTTATTGGTGCCGTGTGACGAGGAATGGAACGAGACGAGTTCTAATCTACTGCCGAGACTGAACGAGGCGGCACAATATGTGCTGGATGATTTAATAATTAAACAATTATCTTTGATGAAAAAAGACTCTATATAGACTCTATAGAGTTTTATAGAGCTGAATAGTAATAATTAGAAATAATTAAAAACCACTATTTAACTCTATAAAACTCTGTAAAGAGCATTTTAATGTTGTTTAAAAAACGTGTCAAGGATTATTTATGTTTTTAATTAAGTTTTTTGGGTTATATGTAACAGGTCGTTTTGTTAATGGTGCCGGGTTGTATTTAACTACGCGCCAGAGCGGGTTTGAAATAGACGACAACAAAGTGCTATATACTAGCGGGTTGTGTCTTATGTTACCTTTTTGTGAGTTTACGCTTGAAACAGAGGATTCTGAATAATGTTTATACAAACCCACCAACCATGCAGCGCATGTGGCTCTACTGACGCTGCTGGCATTAATGAGGATGGCAGCAGCTATTGTTTCTCCTGCTCAACAAGGCAGCCAGCCACTCTACAAGCTCCTGTAGTGTTCCAGGAGCGCGTTACTGACTTTGACAGTACTAGACTACTGCTACAGTCTAGAACAGCCAGAGCGATCCCTGAGAGGGCGTTAACGTCGAGAACGTGCGAGACATATAATTGCATATTGAATGGTGAGAATGTAATTTATGGTTATTATTCCCCGACTGAGGCGCATACACCTGTTGCAGCTAAAATCAGGATGCCCGATAAGCGGTTTACTTCGACAGGTGAATGGTCTAAAGCGGGGTTGTACGGTCAGCAGTTATTCACTTCAGGGGGTCGTTATGTGACTATCACAGAGGGCGAATATGACGCGATGTCGGCATATCAAATGCAGGGTAGCAAGTACGCCGCATGTAGTGTCAAAAACGGCGCACAGTCGGCGCTGAAGGACTGCAAAGCTGCATATGAGTGGCTGGATACTTTTGATCAAATCATAATATCTTTTGATGCGGACGAACCGGGACAGAAGGCGGCTGCTGAAGTGGCTCAGTTGTTTGGAGGCAAGTCTAAAATCGTTAAACACGCACCAGGCTATAAAGATGCCAGCGATTACCTTCAGAAGGGGCAGGCGGCGTTATACACGGCGGCGTGGTGGGCAGCAGAGCAGTATATTCCTGACGGTATTCTGAACGGATCTAGTCTGTGGGATGTTGTTAATGAGCCACTACTCGATGCTGAGGTTATGTATCCATTCCCCGGCATTAATGCATTAACATATGGCATCCGTACGGGTGAGCTGGTGACGATCACGGCAGGTAGTGGACTAGGCAAAAGTCAGTTTATGCGCGAGATAGTGTGGTTTATTTTAAAACATACGCAGAAAAATGTAGGATTGTTGTTTTTGGAGGAGAGTACGCGCAGAACGGCATTGTCTTTGATGTCGCTGGCTATTGATAAACAGCTACATCTACCGACTACAGTATCGACAGAGGCAGAGAGGCGCACAGCGTATGAAGCGACATTAGGCAGTGGTCGCGTGTATATGTTTGATCACTTTGGCTCTACTGACATCGATAACATCGTGGCCCGGATACGTTATATGGCTAAAGCATTGGACTGTAAGTATCTGGTGCTAGATCATGTCAGTATTGTTGTATCGGCGCAGGCTGCGGGTGATGAGCGCAAAGCCATTGACGAGATCATGACTAAGATGCGTATGTTGGTGCAGGAGACAGGGATAGCTCTGTTTGTTGTCTCACATCTAAAGAGACCGGACGGCAAAGGACACGAGGAAGGCAGCAGCACAAGTCTGTCACAGCTCAGAGGCAGTGCCAGCATAGCTCAGTTGTCTGATATTGTGCTGGGCTTAGAGCGCAACGGACAGGATGATGATGTCATCGAGCGCAATACAACAAAGGTAAGAGTGTTGAAAAACAGGTTTAGCGGCGAAACAGGCTTGTGTTCACATTTATTTTATAATAATGTTACAGGCAGGATGAACGAAACAGGGGTTAAGTGATGTTATATTTATTATTCGCTTTACTTTTAATTTTATGGCTATCGCTGGATACAGGAGATGATGACAATGAGATGCATTAGTTGTAATACACTACTCACTGACTACGAGACAACACGCAAGTATAAGAGTACAGGGGCCTATATCGATCTGTGCGTGAGCTGCGGTGCTTATATCGGCGAGGTTGAGCTGGATGATCGGAAGGATCTGAAATGGTTAATTGATGAAGTGCCAGAGGAGCTGGATCATGTCTAAGATGAAGCAATATCTGATGAAAAGTGAAGAGAGAGATGAATTGTTAAATTATTTGGAGAGTGCAGAACATGAAGACTTTAATGCTAGACATCGAAACGAATATGAAGCACGACACAATCTGGTGCTGCGTGACGCAGGACATAGAGACGAAGAAGATAACAACGCACACCTGCCCTTCTAGCCTAATCGATCTGATGAAAAGTTATGATGCAGTGGCAGGACATAACATCATAGGATTTGATGCACCTGTGCTGAGGAAGGTGTGGAAGGTCTGCTTTGATCGTGTTGCTGTTGTTGATACGTTGATTATGTCACGCCTGTACAACCCCAGCATGGAAGGTGGACATAGCCTGGCTAATTGGGGTGGCAGGTTTGGCTTTCCTAAGATTGACTTCAGTGACTATGATGTCGGGCTGACTAGACAGATGATTGACTACTGCATCAGAGATGTTGAGCTGACAACTAAAGTTTACGAGTGGCTGGTTGCTAACATGCAGAAGGAAGGTTTTTCAGAGCAGTGCGTAGAGCTGGAGCATCAAGTTGCTATGGTAACTACACAGCAAGAACGTATTGGCTTTAAGCTGGACGTAGAGGCTGCTAACATCCTGTACGCGCAGCTATGTTTTAAAATGATCGACATAGATCAACAGTTGCAGCAGGTGTTTCCTCCCATTGTCGAGCAGCGTTTCAGTGAGAAGACAGGCAAACAACTGAAACATAAGGTGACAATGTTTAATCCGGGTAGCCGTCAGCAGATCGTGCAGAGACTGAGCAGCCTAGGTGTCACATTCACGAAGCAGACAGACAAGGGTAGTGTTATCGTTAATGAGGAGGTTCTACAGGGTGTATCACTGCCTGAAGCAGTTCTGATCCGTGATTATCTTATGTTGCAGAAGAGAACGACACAGATTGATAGTTGGCTTAAAGTTGTCAGAGACACTGGCAGAGTGCATGGCCGTGTTATCAGCAACGGCGCAGTCACAGGCAGGATGACACATTCCTCACCTAATATGGCGCAGATTCCATCATCATCTAGTGAGTATGGCAGAGAGTGCAGAGCTGTGTGGGTTGTTGATTGTGGTAATAAGCTGGTGGGGATTGATGCCAGCGGCTTAGAGTTGAGGATGTTGGCGCATTACATGAATGACGCAGCATACACGGCTGAGATATTGAGTGGAGATATACACACAGCTAACATGAAAGCAGCAGGACTTAAAGAGCGTAGTCAGGCGAAGACATTCATCTACGCCTTCCTGTATGGTGCTGGTGCGACTAAGATCGGCAGCGTAGTGGGTGGTGGTAGCAGAGAGGGACAGGCATTGATTGATTCCTTCTTAACTAACACGCCAGCTCTAAAGAAGCTGAGAGGCTCTGTAGAGAAGGAAGCTGCTTCAGGTGTACTAACAGGGCTGGACGGGCGTAAGCTGCGTGTTAGGAGCGCACACAGCGCCTTGAACACCCTACTGCAAGGTGCTGGCGCTATCGTGATGAAGCAGGCTCTGGTGTTCCTGTCACAGAGCATTGAGTTGGCAGGGATACCAGCGTGTATTGTTGCTAATGTGCATGATGAATGGCAGGTTGAAGTGGATGAGTGGTTTGCAGAGAGTGTTGGCCGCTTAGGTGTGGCAGCGATAGAACAGGCAGGTAGACATTTTGATATGAAGTGTCCTCTGACAGCTGAGTTTAAGATTGGAAATAACTGGTCAGAAACCCATTAATGTATCCCACAGGCCACATTAAGCCGCAATTTGCAGAATATTGTCGCCCAAGGGTTACAAAATGACTACACTAGGAATTGCAAGCCAAGGGTTAGAATTGTTGCAGGACTATTAACGATGCAGAACATAAACATAAAGGTAAAGGTAAAGGAGAGGCAACATGAACGTGCTTATAGATTTCCTCAAAGCAGCTCAGGGTGCGATCAAGCTGGATAGAAAAGAGGACGCGCGCAACTACATCCAGACCGTGATTGATGAGCAGCAGGGCAAGGTGCTTGTGCCTGTTGAGGTGCTAGATGGACTTATTGATGTAATTAATACGCTGAAATCCGGTGAAGTTGTAGTGACACACAAGGTCAGTAGTGAGTCAGCAGAAGAGGTGGTGAAACTGCTGGAGGAGGCGACATGAGTGATCTAGATGATTTTCTGGAAAGCCGGTTTACCTACCGGCACACAGACGGGAATATTTATGCCAGAGTCAAAGACATTCGCGAGTGGATGAAAGGCAACTGCGAAACACTTTACTGTAACGATAATGAAGGAGTTAAGTTAATGCGAGAAAAACAGCACGGTAATACGGGAAATAAATACGCACTCAAAGGTGATAGCGTAGCATCTAAGAACATTAACATCAGGATACAACCAACACTGCTCGATGCAGCAAAGCAGAGAGCTAAAGAGAATAACGTACCCTTCTCTGTCTGGTTGTTGCGTGTTATCAATAAGGAGCTGGTTAATGATTAGTTATAAAGACATGACATTCTGTACTCGCGAGGGCTGTAAAGCATTCGACACATGCTCCAGAGCGTACACAGATAAAGTAAGAGAGGAAGCAACGCAGTGGTGGGAAGGCGAAGGCGCGCCAGTGTCGCTGGCACAGTTTGGATGTTATGTAGAAAAAGAGCTTGACAACGATGAAACATTACTTGATACTAAACAGGCATTAACAAATTAACTAGGAGAAAGACGATGACTGACATGAAACCACTAGCAGTAAAAGCAAAGGCGTTCTGGGCTTGTACACAGGACAAAAACAAACTTAGTAATAAATACCAGATTGACTTGGCTGGATTGTCCGACCAAGCCGCTGACCTTTTAAAGCAGCGTGGTATAGCTGTGAAGAATCGTGATGGTGATGATCGTGGTAACTACATCACTGTTAAATCAAACAACCCAATCAAAGCCTATGATACAAACGGCACTGAAATTGGTGCGTTGATTGGTAACGGTTCTACGTTGAAGGCGTTGGTTGGCTTCTACGATTGGGAGTTTAGCGGTAAGCGAGGCAGATCTCCTTCAGCAGTGAAGATCATTGTAGAAGATCTGGTTATGTACGAAGGTAACAGTGATAGCAGCTCCGAAGGTATGGAAGGCGCTATCTAGTGCTTCTCATTGATGGCGACATCTTTTGCTACAGGGTTGGCTTCTCATGCAACTCTGAAGCAGAGGAGGTGTGTATCAGCACACTAGACAGCTATCTCTCAGACATCATTATGAAGTTCGATGTACAACCCTACACTGTGGTCATCACAGGCAAGGGTAACTTTCGTAATGATGTCGCTGTTACCGCCCCCTACAAGGGTAACAGAAAGAAAGATAAACCCATCCACTACAATGCTATTAGAGAGCGCATGAAGACCTACTGGGGTGCGCTTGAAACCTCTGGCATTGAAGCAGACGATCTAATCTCAATACTCGCTACACAGAACACTGACTCAGTTATTATTAGTATTGATAAAGACTTTGATCAGGTTCCGGGTAAGCACTTCAACTTTGTTAAAAACATTCATTATGTTATAGAAGAAAAAGAAGGTCTTTTTAACTTCTATATGCAAATGCTGGTTGGTGACAGGATTGATAACATCATAGGAGCTGCTGGCTATGGCCCTGTGAAGTCTAAGGCACTGCTGGAGAACAAGTCAGAGCTGGAGATGTACAAAGCTTGTGTTGAAGTCTTAGGTGCTGACAGAGTGCTGGAGAATGGCTTGTTGTTATGGCTTCAGCGTGAACATGGTCAGATGTGGAAACCTCCTGTGGAGTATTACCATGCCTAGAGGAGAGAAGAGCTATGCAGGGGATAAGTGGACTAAGAGTAGGTACTTTCAGTTCATCAGATCCGCTTTAAGAGCTGCTTTCAATCGCTACCCTGTTAAGTTCGCAGCTAAGAAGGCTGCGGAGAGGACAGTAACAGGGCAGCGACACCGCTATGAATATAAATGTGCTGAGTGTACGCAGTGGTTTAAGGGTAATGAGGTGCAGGTTGACCACATTAAACCGGCTGGCTCTTTAAAAGAGTATACAGATATTCCACAGTTTGTTGAGAATCTGTTCTGTGAAGTGAATAACTTACAGTTGTTGTGTAAGGAGTGTCACAAAGCTAAAACAGCCGCTGAGCGCAAAGCAAGGAAAGGAGTTTAACAATGGAAAAAGATATTGATTTGTTGATTAGCTTGTGTGGTTCGTGGAGTCATGACCGTAAGATTATTAATAACAGCACAAAGCTGGCACAGTTTGTTAAGTTGGTGAGCGAGGTTGGTGAGCTGGCAGACAACATAGCTAAAGGTAGAGACATCAAAGATGACATTGGCGACTGTATGGTGGTGCTAAACAACCTGGCTTTAATGTCTAACACTACGCTATCTGAGTGCCTGTATGTAGCTTATGTTGATATACGAGACAGAAAGGGTTACATGAACGAGGCAGGCATCTTCATCAAGGAGACAGCATCTAATGATTAAACATCTAGTAGTGCCAGACACGCAAGTTAAGCCGGGACAAGATCTGCGGAGGTTTCATTGGCTGGGCAAGTATGCAGTATCTAAGAAACCTAATGTTATAATCTTTATTGGTGATCACTGGGACATGCCAGCACTGTCTTCATACGATGTTGGTAAGAAGAGTTTTGAAGGCAGGAGATATGTTAACGACATTGAAGTGGGTAACGAGGCAATGGATATCTTTATGTCCTACCTACACGCTCATACAGAGAAAGCAAGGGTAGACAAGAAGAAACTGTGGAAGCCTCGTTTAGTCTTTACAACAGGCAATCATGAATACAGGATTGAGAGGGCTATCGAGTCAGACCCTAAGCTGGAAGGGTTGATCAGTTATAATGATTTCAACTTGAATAAGCATGGGTTTGAAGTAGTACCTTTCTTACAGCCTGTGGTGATTGACGGGGTTGCTTACTGCCACTACTTCACCAGCGGTGTTATGGGCAGAGCAGTTGGAACAGCCAGGCTGTTAATGACGAAGAAAATGATGTCGTGTGTACAGGGACACGTTCAAGATAGGGATATAGCTTATGGACGTAGAGGTGACGGTGTTAGAGTTACTTCTTTATTCGCCGGGATTTACTATGAGCATGATGAAGATTATTTAACACCACAGACCAATGGTAGCTGGTCAGGTGTGTGGATGTTGAATGAAGTCTGTGATGGTAGCTTTGATGAACTTCCTGTTTCAATGACCTACCTCAGAAAGAAGTACGGAGAATAACATGTCGTTGACTTTCGCAGACATTAAAAATAAGTTAACAATGCTGGATGAAATAACATTAATGGAAGTACTTGAAATTAGCAGTGAAGACATTGTAGAAAGATTTGAAGATAAGATTGAACAGAAACTTGATTATTTATCTGAAGAACTGGGAGAGATGACATGAAGGCAATAATGATTGTGAGCTGTAAAGACAGTTTGCTTTGGTACAACGATAAGACAGGAAACGTATATACAATATTAGAGCATGACCTGCTGCGTAATGTGTATGAAGTAGCTACAGACTACGGACGTAACATAGTTTATGAAGAAGACGCATACGTTGTTGAGGTTACCGCCAGCCCTACCCCTGTTGATAACGTCACAAAGCCTTTACACTATAACATGGGAGGTGTTGAGTGCATTGACGGCATACAGGCTTGTATGAGCGCAGAGGAGTTCAAAGGGTATCTACGAGGCAACACAATGAAGTATCTGTGGCGCTGCAACTACAAAGGTAAGACATTAGAAGACCTGAAGAAAGCACAATGGTATTTATCAAAACTAATAGAAGCAGCAGGGGAAGTACATTGATGGACAGTTATTCAACATACATACACAGATCTCGTTATGCTCGTTATATGCCAGAGCTGGGTAGACGAGAGACATGGGAAGAGACAGTAGATAGATACATAACATTCTTTAAAGACAGAGCGCCACAGGTGTCAGATAAAGACTTCTCAGAGATCAGAGAAGCTATCTTAAATTTAGAAGTTATGCCTAGCATGAGGGCGTTGATGACGGCTGGCAAAGCTTTAGATAAAGATAATATAGCAGGCTTTAACTGTTCATATTTATCTATAGACCATCCTCGTGCTTTCGATGAGATGATGTATATTCTTATGTGCGGCACAGGCGTGGGCTACTCTGTAGAGCGTCAGCATGTAGCCTTGTTACCTGAAGTGTCGGAGGAGTTCCATGAAACAGATACTGTCATTAGAGTTGCAGATAGCAAGGTTGGATGGGCCTCAGCGTTCAGAGAACTTATATCACTCTTGTTTGCAGGTAAAGTACCACAATGGGACATGTCCCAGATTAGACCAGCAGGAAGCCCTCTTAAGACGTTCGGAGGTAGAGCAAGCGGCCCTGCTCCTCTTGAAGATCTTTTCAACTTCTGCTGTAAAGTATTCAGAGGAGCTGCGGGACGTAGGCTCAATTCATTAGAGTGCCACGATCTGTGCTGTAAGATTGCTGATATTGTTGTTGTTGGTGGTGTTAGACGATCAGCTTTGATTAGCTTGTCCAACCTCTCTGATGACCGCCTGAGACGCGCTAAGCAAGGTGAGTGGTGGATGACAGCACCACACAGAGCCTTAGCTAACAACTCTGCCAGCTACACAGAAAAGCCAGACTTTGAGGCTTTCTTACATGAATGGCAGGAGATGTATAAGTCTAAAGCGGGTGAGCGTGGTATCTTCTCTCGCGTGGCTAGTCAGAAGCAGGCAGCTAAGAATGGCCGCAGAGATGCCACTAAAGAGTTTGGAACAAATCCTTGCAGCGAGATCATCCTACGCCCAGCACAGCTTTGTAATTTAACAGAGATTGTAGTACGTCCTGAAGATACGTTTAAAACATTACAAAGGAAAGTTAGACAAGCAACAATACTGGGTACACTACAGGCAACATTAACAAACTTTCGTTATGTCCGTAGCATCTGGAGAAAGAACACTGAAGAGGAAAGATTACTAGGAGTCTCTTTTACCGGGATTATGGATAATATAATGCTCAGTGGTAGAGGTGATCGAGATGAGTTGAAAGTTGTTCTTGAAGAACTAAAGCAAATAGCTGTTAACACTAATAAAGAATATGCTCAATTGTTGGGTATACAACAATCAACAGCTATTACTTGTGTTAAACCATCAGGAACTGTCAGTCAGTTGGTTGACAGCGCCAGTGGTATACACCCACGTTACTCCAAGTATTATATACGAAGAGTTAGAGCAGACGCACTAGACCCTCTATGCACCATCCTGAAGGACGCTGGAGTGCCTTGGGAGATCGATGGGATGTCTAAGAATGCGTTGGTGTTCTCCTTCCCTAAGAAGGCTCCAGCGACCGCTGTGACGGCTTCTGAGATGTCTGCAATGGAGCAGCTAGAATTGTGGGAGATATACCAAGACCATTGGTGTGAACATAAACCCTCTATGACTTGCTACTACAGGGATACAGAGTTCTTAGAGGTGGGGCAGTGGGTGTATAACAAGTTTGATAAGATTAGCGGGTTGTCCTTCCTCCCCTATGACGATCATGTGTACAAACAAGCACCATACACCCCCATTACTGCTGAGCAGTTTGAGGAGGCTTCAGAAGGCTTCCCTAAGCATTTTAATTGGGACATGAAAGAGGACAGGGATAACACTGAGGGAGCGCAGACGCTGGCGTGTGTTGCTGGGGTGTGTGAAGTCTAAGTAGTTTAAAATAGGCGGTATAGGTATAGCGAGACTATACCGCCTGCTTCTAATGTGAACTACAAATTAAATGTTAAACATAACGCACTTTTCTGCGCTTTTATATACAATATGATACACTTTTCTGCGAACTAGAAGAGACACTTCCGTGTGTCAGAGTCTGCACAGAGCAGTTTAAGTTGTGGTAGCTACTTAGCCTTCTTAGCTTTAGAAGGGCTGTGAGAAATTACAGGTGTGGAGGATACCTATGTATTCTTTACCGTCTTTAAAGTAATGCTTAACTCCTGCTGCCATTTCAATCACCATTTGGTTGTCGTTACCACTTAACTTTGTCTGCCCAGAACGCTGCCGACATCTTACCTTTAGATATGTTAGCAGCGTGTCTAGCCTTAAACGACTTCCTACGCGCTGCGTCAGCTTTACTCTCTCCTTCAGTCTTAGGAGATCCGCTAACACCCTGCTGTCCAAATCTGATCGTCTTAGTCTCATCACCTACTTTAGCTACAACAACATGAGACTTCGTAGGGTGATTAGGCGTTCTTTTGGGAGTGTTGTACCCGGACACGCCAGCACTCTCCAACTTGCTATCCTTCTTCTTAGGCATTATTGATCTCCAGAGCAACACAAATACAGAGCATCTTCATGTTCAAACCCTGCTTTGATGTGAGCGTCATACATAGCTCTGTGCAGTTTGGCTAAGTAGGTTGATATTTCTTTAATTTGTTTATCCTCTTTAGAGTCTATGGCGACTATGTTGTCTGTCATTGTTGTTGCTCCTGCTCTGCGTAAAACTGTCTCGCTTCCTCTGGTATTCTTATTATACCTGTTTGCAACATATAAGCGTTTAACC